CTCGATCGTTCCCGATAAGTTCAGCGAGAAGGCGGTCAAGGCAGATGAGCCGAGGATCGTCCTCCCGTTCATAGACTTCAACGGGTACGTGTTTGGATTTACCGGCCGTGCATTGAATCCCAATTCCAAAGTTAGATACGCCACCATAATGCTCGACGACAGCAAGCCTAAGCTGTTTGGCATGGAGGCCATCGACAAGACGAAGCGGGTGTACGTGGTGGAGGGTCCCATCGACAGCATGTTCCTCAGCAACTGCGCGGCGATGGCCGGCTCCGACGCCGACTTCACTCCGCTCGGCGACCCGCGAAACGTGACAGTGGTCTACGACAACGAGCCGAGGAACAGGGAGATCGTCAAGAAGATGCATCGAGCGGTCGACCAAGGGTACGGCGTGTGCATCTGGCCCGAACACATAGATCAGAAAGACGTGAACGACATGGTCAACCGCATGGGTCTCGACGGTCCATCCATACAGGCGATCATAGATCAGAACACCCACTGCGGCCTCTCAGCGAAGATGAGGCTTTCATCATGGAGCAAGGCGTGAGAGATAAATCCGTATCCGAGAGATACTTCACCAACTACTACACCTCATACGTAAAGTATGACCCTGAATTGGATGAATACCACCTAGAGGTCCCATCGACAGCGCTCTTCCACCTAGGTTGGGAGGAGGGCGACGATATTGAATTTGTCATCGACGAACGCACGAAGAATGTAATTGTATCAAAGAAAGAGAAAAAAGATGTCTAACTTCCTTCCATCCCTCTACCAAGAGTTCATCTACAAGAGCCGCTACGCCAAGTTCCTCGACAAGGAGGGACGCCGCGAGAACTGGGACGAGACCGTCAAGCGCTACTTCGACTACATGCAGGCCCACCTTCTCGACAACAACAAGTACGCTCTTCCGGACGATGAAAGGAAGGAGCTTGAGGAAGCGGTGTTGAACCTAGAGATCATGCCGTCGATGCGCGCGCTTATGACCGCGGGTCCGGCCTTAGATCGCGACAACACCTGCGCCTACAACTGCTCATACCTCGCGGTCGACGATCCGAAGGCCTTCGACGAGGCGCTTCTCATCCTCATGAACGGCACGGGCGTAGGCTTCTCGGTCGAGCGTCAGTACGTCAACAAGCTTCCTGAGATCCCTGAGAAGATGTTCGACTCAGACACCAACATCATAGTCAAGGACTCGAAAGAGGGTTGGGCCAAGGGCTACCGTCAGCTCGTCGCCCTCCTCTACTCCGGCGAAGTTCCTAAGTGGGACTTGTCGTTCCTTCGTCCCGCCGGCGCGCGTCTCAAGACCTTCGGTGGACGCTCGTCCGGTCCCGGACCGCTCGACGACTTGTTTAAGTTCACGGTCAAGATGTTCCGTCAAGCCGCCGGTCGCAAGCTCAACTCCCTCGAGTGCCACGACATCATGTGTAAGATCGGTGAAGTCGTTGTGGTCGGAGGCGTGCGTCGCTCGGCGATGATCTCACTCTCGAACTTGACCGACGAGCGCATGCGCGGAGCGAAGAACGGCTCATGGTGGGAGAACAACCCGCAGCGCGCCCTCTCCAACAACTCGGCTGCATACACCGAGAAGCCTGAGATGGGTACGTTCATGCGTGAGTGGCTCTCGCTCTACGACTCAAAGTCCGGCGAGCGCGGCATCTTCTCCCGCGTGGCTTCGAAGAGTCAGGCGGCGAAGAACGGCCGACGCGACCCGAACCACGACTTCGGCACGAACCCATGCTCGGAGATCATCCTTCGTCCCAACCAGTTCTGCAACCTCACCGAGGTCGTGGTTCGCTCGACTGACGATGTGATCAGCATGTCTAGGAAGGTTCGCCTAGCCGCGCGTCTCGGCACCATCCAGTCGACGCTCACCCGCTTCCCCTACCTTCGCAAGTCGTGGACGACGAACACCGAGGAGGAGCGCCTGCTCGGCGTCTCACTCACGGGCATCATGGACAGCACGCTGATGAACGGTCGTCAGGGCGAAGACAAGCTTCGCGAGGTCCTCGAGACGCTTAAGACCGTCGCCGTCGAGGCCAACAAGACACTGGCCGAGGCGATCGGCATACAACAGTCGACCGCCGTCACGTGCGTCAAGCCGTCGGGAACGGTGTCTCAGCTCGTCGACTCAGCGTCGGGCATCCACGCCCGCCACTCGCAGTACTACATCCGCACAGTTCGCGGAGACAACAAGGATCCGCTCACGAAGCTCATGAAGGACATGGGATTCGTCAACGAGCCTGACGTGATGAAGCCCGACTCAACTACCGTGTTCTCATTCCCGCAGAAAGCTCCGTTAGGCGCCGTGCTTCGCGAGGAGATGTCGGCGATCGACCAGCTCAACATGTGGATGATCTACCAAGAACACTGGTGCGAGCACAAGCCGTCCGTCACGATCTCGGTTCGCGAAGACGAGTGGATGGAGGTGGGCGCCTTCGTGTATGAGAACTTCGATAAGATCTCCGGCATCTCGTTCCTTCCTCACTCGGACCATGTGTATCGCCAAGCCCCGTACCAAGACTTCTCGGAGCGTGAGTACAACCAGCTCGCGGCGCTCATGCCGAAGGAGATCAACTGGTCGGATTTGTCTAAATACGAGCAAGAAGACAACACCAAAGGTTCACAGACGCTTGCCTGTGCTGCCGATGGATGCGAGATCGTTGATTTGAACTAATGACTTCTTACGAAAACATGACCATCGTGCAGTACGACCGTGGAAACATGGGCGAGTTCGTGTGTCTAGCTATGCACAAGAACATATACGGCGAGGACATGTTTACCGAGAAGAGGAAGAACGACCTAGGTTGGTACTTCATGAACATAGACGGGGCGTTCGACTGCCTCCTCTACGATTACCACCGACCTAAGGTCGAGTCCGTATACCTTCAGAAGGTGGTGTTTGGATCTTGCGCGTATGAGTCGATCCTAGATGGAAACATCGACGAAGCGCGCGAGACCATGCACGCCATGATCAACTACAGGAAGACTTTCCCCAAGACGTCTCCCGATATGATCGACATACTGGACATACCGGAACCTGATTTTTCATACGATCCCAATCATAAAGTTTTGACGAGGATCCACAACTTCGACGGGCTTGATCTAGTTCCGGTGTTTCCTGGAGCTAAGATCGTCAACGTTTACTGCCGTCCTGAGAAGAGGTGGATATTCAAGTTTCTCTACCTATACAAGAAGCACCTCGACTCTACCGACAGCCTGAAAGATAGGTTCAAAAACGGCGTCGAAGATTTTTGGAACTTCAACTGGGTCAGGAACCTTGAGCCTAAGAAGGGACTGATAAACGTCGACTGCTACAACATATTCCTAGGTAAGGTCGGTGGAATCTTCGGTGATGAGTTCACCAATATATTCAGTGAGAACTTCAATAATAACAAATCTATGCTCGATAGATATAGTTTAGATTACAAAAGAGACAATGTGACCAGCGACGAGCTTCTGTCAGTGATAAGAAGCATCTACGGCAGCTACTAATCGAAGGAACCCAGCAATGGACATCAACAACATCGTAACCATCCTTTCTGAGCTCATCAAAGATGAGGCGACGCGAAAAGAGATCTACACGAGGATCCTAGAAGAATCGGACGAATATGACCTCGAAGACGTTGAGCTTGGGATCGATGACTCCTTCGATGAAGTCTATGAAGACATGGCTGAAGAAGACGAAGAAGAAGAATTTGAAGAGGACGAAGACTACGAGGACGACGATGAAGACGACTCGTCTGAGTGGGATGACTTCGGTGATTCGGATAAGGAATGAGAATTGTCGGAATTGACTACAGCCTTACTAGCCCTTGTGTTTCTATCACCGGGACTTCTCGGTTCAGCTTTGCTGGTTGTAGATTTTATTACCTTACTGCGAAAGAAAGACTCTGCCTAGACGTAGGCAACGTTCAGGGCGACCTACACAGCGAGTACGCCACGAACGAGCAGAGGTACTACCAGATAGCTGATTGGGTATTGACAAAGCTTGAAGAAGGTGATACTGTATACCTTGAGGGTTACTCGATGGGATCGACCGGAATGGTCTTCAACATCGCTGAGAACGCCGGACTCCTCAAGCACTACCTGTGGAAGCGAGGGTTCGAGTTTCACTTGGTCCCACCGACCGTGGTGAAGAAGTTCGCGACCGGAAAGGGTAACGCGAACAAGGAGAAGCTCCAGGAAGCCTTCATCGAGGAGACTGGGGTGGACATAAAGAAGATGCTGGATATGACTGAGAAGCAGTGGAACCCATCATCGGACATAATAGACGCCTACTACATCTGTAAATATGGACATAATCAGGAGACATCCAATGTGGAATGCAGTTAAGAAGTTCTTTGCGTTCTTCTTCTCAGTGGAAGAAGTCAACAGGGTTGAAGCGAAGATCGATGAAGAAGTAAAGACAGTCAAGCGCAAGGCGAAAGAGAAGCTCGACGTCAACAAAGACGGCAAAGTCAACGTTGAAGACGTGAAAGAAGTAGTCAAGAAAGCTACACGGAAGAAGAAGTGAGCAAGAGCGGTTTTCAGGTCTTCCTCGACGGCAACCTACCGGTGGTCGTCGGGGAGTGCCCGAAGTGCAAGAACGGGGACAGGGGCATGGTCTTAGTCGACTACGTTCACAACCCCGTGAACGAACATCGAAGCACCGTGTACATCAAGTGCATCGCATGCTTCTCAGTCTATCAAACGAACATCAGTGAAGTCGCTGAGGATTAAACATGGCAAAGAAAACAAAAAGAAAAGCTTACACCTCGAAGGGCGGGACCCCCAGCATGAAACGCGACACCGTCAAGGCGATGCGTCGCGATAAGTCTGAAGTTGAGAAGCTCATGAACAAGGTCGAAGTCTGGGCGCGCGGAAAGCGCGTTATGGTGACGATCCCGAACCCAAACAAGAACGAAACCAACAAGCGCTTCATCCGAGTCGAGGGGATCCACTCAGGTGCCTTCGGACCATGGAAGCGTGAAGACAAGAGACAATCGAATGATTGACGTCTACGGTAGGGAGGGCTGCAGCTACTGCACGCTTGCCCAGAAGCTTCTCGAGGAGAGAAAGATCCCATACAACTACATTCAGCTTGGCGTCGACATCACCGTCCCTGAGTTTCAGGACAAGTTTCCTGGGCAGAAGACGGTGCCCGTAGTCGTGGCGCACGGGATGAAGGTCGGCGGATACACGGACCTAGTCAACTACATCGAAGAAACAAGCGGCGGACACACAGATGACATCTAAGCAAGAGATCATGCAGGCCCTCAACGAGCGGGTCGTGACGGTGAAGTTTAAGAAGGTGAACGGCGAGGAGCGCACCATGAAGTGCACGCTTCTCAGCTCAATCGTTCCCCAGATCCACAGCGATCCGGCTCGGGTCGAGAGGGAGCGCAGGGAGAATCCAGACGTCGTAGCCGCGTGGGACGTCGAGAAGAAGGGATGGCGATCCTTCAGGGTAGACTCAATTCTAGAAATAAATAAATAAACATATAAAAATTGACAGTCGGCATGCACCTCGTGTCAATATATTGACAACGCAAAAAAAACTTTTTTTGATATATAAAAATAAAACCAAAAAAAGAGAGTGCAATGCCCGACTTCATTTCTACGCCCCTGATGGCGAAGCTATTATCAGGTCTCGGTGGTTTAATCGGTGGAGCAGCTTTCATGGCTTTCTACAAACCGAGGAACGTTTGGGACGCGGCCATACGCTCAGGATTAAGCGTGACATCGGCCATAGTGTTTTCTCCGATAATCATCGATCACTATCAGATAACCGACACCATGAACAACCAGATCGCCCTATCGGTCGGCCTAGGTTTCGTCTCATGGAGCATACTGTCTCTAGTGGCTAGGTTCCTGATAAAGATTCAAGACGAGAAAGTCAACATCAAGCTCCCCAACTTTCTCGAGCAAAACAAACAGTAAAACAGGATTTTTTGTTATGATGGAAGTGAATGAACTCAATAAGAACGCGAGGGGCGGCACGGAGCTGATGCAGGAGCGCCTGCACTCGACCCTGCCCAAGGACCTCCTCGACAAGTTTCAGATCATCCCGTCGCGGGTTCGCGAGATCGACCCAAGCAAGAAGGCGATCCTCTGGCTTCACGACCTACCAAACGATCCCGAGTCCCAGCACCTCAAAGACCCTGAGTCGCGAAAGCGATTCTCAAAGATCGTCGCGGTCTCCAACTGGCAGATGCAGCTCTACAACCTGATCCTCGGCGTACCGTACGAGGAGTGCGTGGTCATCAGGAACGGCATCACACCGATAGACATCGAGGAGAAAGAATTCGATGGCACTGTGCGGCTCATCTATCACACCACACCTCACCGAGGACTTGAGATCCTCGTACCAGTTTTTGAGAAGCTCTGCGAGCGGTATGACAACGTCGTACTGGACGTGTTCTCGAGCTTTAGCATATATGGTTGGAGCCAGCGCGATGCTCCCTATGAACACCTTTTTGAGCGCTGTCGAAATCACCCAAAGATTAACTACCATGGAGCCGTCCCTAATGAGCGCATTAGAGAGGAGCTCAAGCGATCTCACGTCTTCGCTTATCCAAGCATTTGGCCCGAAACATCCTGTATCGCTGCTATTGAGGCGATGAGCGCGAAGAACTTCGTCGTCGCCCCGAACTACGCCGCCCTGCCTGAGACGACCGGCGGCATCTCACCCCTGTATCAATGGAGCGAAACCCCGAACGACCACGCGAACAGGTTCTATCACGTGCTCGAAGCGGTAGTTGAGACCATCATACAAAAAGGCCCAGACGAGAACCGTCTGGGCTTTCAGAAAGCTTACGCGGACGCAACCTTCAACTGGGAAGACAACGTCTCAAAGCATTGGGAGCACCTGCTCAGGCAGCTTGCCTGAGCCAGTACTTGTGGTACGACACCAGAGTGTCCACTATCTTAGGCTCAAGCGGACCGTTGCTTACGAGTCCCTCGACGTAGCGGTCGAGATCTAGACTACGAGAGTCACAGAACTCGACCACCAGCGATCCGAGCCTCTCGGGGATTCAGCCAACCAAGTTGGCGGCGCGCTTAGCGGCAACCGACTTGATGACTTCAAGGTTCTTAGCCTTGATCGCCTGAATGCGGGCGGCGGCCGCCTTGACGTCGGCAGAAGCTTGAACCTTGCGCTCAGCCTTGGGCTTAGCGACCTTGTCGGCCTTGGCCTTAGCCATCGGAGCGACCGAAGTCACCGCACCGAAGACGCTACGGAAGTCAGCAGGCGAAGCCTCGAAGACGGTGTACGACTTGTTGCGCTTAGCGAGCTGGAGGCTAAGCTTGTCGAAGATCGTGGATACGATAGCTTCGTGCATTTTAGCCGAAGCGCCTGAGCCTACGATAACGCGACCAGACTTGTAGTTGAACTCGATCTTGCCCCAGTTCTGGGTCTTGATGAAGAGGACTGAGTTGCCCTGCTTCTGGATGTCACCGAGGTCCGAGTTGGACTTGATGAAAGCTGTTGTGTCGAAAGTCACTTTTGAATTAGCCATGATAAACTCCTTTGATTGGCTTACTTTTAGATACTATAACAACCAGAAAAAATTGTCAACCATTTTTTTCTAGCAATTTTAAGATATGCTGGAACTCAGATACAGTCTCGCGATAGATCGCGGCCTGCAGCTGGTCCACGTCGACCTGTCCCGAGGATACCCCCGGATACTGATCGATCATTTGTTCGAGCGTCTTGATGCGCCCTTGGTAGGTCCCGATCCGGTCCATCAGGAACAGTTTCGGGTCGTTTCTTATAAAGTCCGTAGGTGTCATATTTCTGTTTCCATTGCCATTATCTAGATCTTATACCGGTCTGGGGAAAATGTCAACCAGAAAGTGCACTTTTTTCAAAAAAAAAAATTAGTCAATAGAATCAATGGGTTATGCCGCGGCCGGAAAAAACCCTTATATTTCAATGGGTTAGTCCGAAGCCCAGAAAAACCCTTATATCTCAATGGCTTAATTTTTTTTCAAAAAAATGCATTTTTCTGGTTGACATTTCCCTAGAACTGTTATAAGATCTAGATAATGGCAATAGGGAATAAAGACATGAACGAATACGTATCGAGCTTCGTAGAAGCAATCCTTGAGAACGACACGAATCAAGAACTCAACGCGGTCGTCGTGGCCACGATAGTTGAGAAGCACCACGTAGGCAACGGGTACTTCTCGTTTGACGGGATCCTTGACGACCTCACGGACATCTTGGGCTACGAGCCCGCGAGTGAAATTCTTGGAAATTGCTGAAAATAACGGTTGACATTTCTTTGAAAATAATATAAGATCTAGATAATGGCAATAGGAAATCAGTCAATGACTTATGATCAAGAAATTCAAATGTTCGGTATGACCAAAGAACAGATCAAGAAGGAGTACATCCAAAGCTGGATGTCGTACCACACGGGTATCGAGATGCAGGTCATCTCCATCCTCTCGGACGCCCAACACCTCATGGAATTTGGTCAAGACGATCGCGCGCGTAAGCTCATGAACGTAGCAAAATACATCCTCTCAGAACAACTCGACAGCAAAATCAGCAAAATGCAGAAGAAGGTAGCTTAATATGAAGAACTTAGAATTAGCTGAAGCGATGCGCCATGGACTATTCGCCGAGCGCGCGAACGTAAAGCAGGCGTGGAACGAAGTCTTCGAGATGATCGAGCGCCTTCCATGGGCTCATCAAGCGGGAGCCACCACTTCGATTATGGTGCTCATGAATACGATCTCTAAACAGATCATTGAAAACGAAAAGAAAGCTAACTAATATGAATACGTACACCTTCACAAGCAAGAGCCGCAGCTACATTGTTAAGCGACTCGACTCACTTCGCGCCAGCGGCTGGAAAGTCAAAGCCCAGCACGCTCATCCAGACGGTGGCATCACGACGACTCTGGTGAGGTAATCATGGAGCTCAGCTACGAACTGACACTCAAGAACGGTAAGAGGGTAGGCGTCTGGGACGAGCGCGCCAGCGGAGGAATGATCGACAAGTACGTCGGTCCGTTCGCGGACACCGTAGAAGCCAACGACTACGCCAACGCCTTCACGGAAGCGTACGGCATGGGATACAACGGACGAGCCCGCCTTACAGTCATGAACGACGCAGTCTACGTTGCATGCACCCGCTGGACATCTTGCGATTGACAAATAAATCAAACTATGGTAGTATCGACTATGAAGATCAGGTTAGAATACTTCCCGCCGCTTAGGGACGTCTACGGCTCATTCGATGATCGCGATTGGGAAGTCACGGCGGCGGTTTCATACTACGGCAGGCTGGATGAAGACGTCATCCCATCGTCTTCGTTCCAGATCTACTGGCCCCTGAACCCTTGGGATGAACTTGAAAAAGTGGAAAAGAAATGGCTAAGTCGCTCCTGAAAGTACGTAAGATCAAGAAGCCTAAGACCACCAAGTCCGAGACGTATCTCGTCAACTTGAAGTACTTAGGCGACGAGCCCGACTCAACCAAGCTGTCGACGCAGGCGGACTGGGCGAAAGCGTTCAACTGGTACCACAGCATGTGTACCCGCGAGGACGCCCGTCAGTACCTCAAGGACTACTTCGCCAGCGACAAGTCGATGCTGAAGAAGATCACCAAGATCCCCGACGCTCACATGCCGTACACGGCCGCTTGGCAGTGTCGCATCTGGAAGCGCATCGGTAAACCTATCGACGGTGAGTCGCTCGAGCGCGTACACCGCTGGATCGATGAGGCTTCGTCGTTCGCCCGCGAGGAGAAGCCTAAGGAAGATAAGCCCGAGCGGCCGACGATCCAAGACCGTATGAAGGAGAAGATCTCCGAGCTCATCGGCGACATCGAGGTGCTGTACGACGCGGACATGCCCGTCGACCTGTACTCGTATCTCCAGAAGAAGGAGATCCCCGCGATGTACACCGGCAGGATCGTTGAGTACTACAAGCCGATCCTCGAGGAGATGCAGCTCGCCGCGGCCGGCGAGATCGAGGGCTATGAGTCGTACACCAAGAAGTGGCTCCGCGACCGAGTGGCCATGCTTGAGAAGATGATCGACGACGCCAAGCGCTACGGCGGCAACGTCAAGAAAGCCCGCGCACCCCGTAAGAAGAAAGCACCCACGGCTGAGAAGCTCCTGAAGCACTTCGTATATCAGAAAGAAAGCAATGAGTATAAACTACAATCGTGTGACCCCGCAAAGATTATCGGCGCTCAAGAACTTTGGACCTTTAACACTAAGTATAAAACTCTTAGCGTGTTTAGGGCTCGCGGCCCTGCTGGTCTCAGTGTACGGCGCACTACTATTGATGGTTTTGATAGCGATTCTTCCGTGACGAAGACCCTGCGCAAGCCCGACGAGGTCTTGAAGAAGGTGCTGACCGGCGGTAAGCTGGTGCTCCGTAAGCTCATGGATGAGCTCAAGACCAAGCCCATGAAGCTGGCCGAGCGCATCAACGAGAACGTGATCCTCGTCAAGGTTTCATGATCGCCTCGGGCAGCCTATAAATAACTTATAGGTAGCCAGAGAAAGCGCTATGACAAACATCATTCAATTCCCAAAAAACAACTCAAACCCGTTCGGTCTTGAGCAGAACTCCCCCGATCTCTTGGTTGAGGTGCGGAAGGAGTTCTGCGACGAAGTCGTATCCGACGCGCTTGACGCGATCGTGGCGGTCTTCGCGAGCTACGGTATAGTATCCAAGGGCGACGTCTCATCCATCAAGGACATCGTCTTTCTCGAAGAGTCCCTCAAAGCTTTGACGTATCGTCATAAGAATCTAGAACACAGCCTTCATGAGATCATCGATCACACGATCACCATCTCCCCTGAGCTGGAGAAGCAGATCGAAGAAAAGTACACACAAAAAGATTTGACATAACCTACACGCCGTTATATAATCTTATATAGTATAAATTTGATGGAAACATATCATGATCATCGTCGACTTTCACCAAGTCATGATCGCCAACCTGATGACTCAGCTTGGTAATCACACCAACACACCCATCGAGGAAAGCCTATTCAGGCACATGGTCCTCAACTCACTCCGCTCGTTTCGACAGAAGTTCAAGGAATACGGCGAGATCGTAATCGCATGCGACGACAAGAACTTCTGGCGCAAGCAGGTCTTTCCCTACTACAAGGCGAATCGCAAGAAGGCCCGCGACAAGTCTGAGATCGATTGGAATACGATCTTTGAGTACTTCGGTAAGATCAAAGCTGAGATCCGCGAGCACTTCCCGTATCGCATGGTGCAGGTCGATACCGCTGAGGCCGACGACATCATCGCCACTCTCGTCTATCGCTTTCAAGTCGATGAGAAGATCCTCATCCTCTCAGGAGACAAAGACTTCATACAGCTTCACATGTTGGCGAACGTCAAGCAGTACGATCCGGTTCGCAAGAAGTTCATCACACACAACGACCCGTTCATGTTTCGCTTTGAGCACATCATGAAGGGCGACGCCGGCGACGGCGTTCCAAACGTCTTGTCCGACGACGACACCTTCGTCACCGACAAGCGCCAGCGCCCTATGACACAGAAGCGCATCGATGAAGCATATGACTCTTACGTGGGAACAATGGTCGACGCCTCGATCGATCGCAACTTCCAGCGAAACAGGCAGCTCATCGACTTGACCTGCATTCCGTCAAATATCGCCGATGCTATCAACGCCGCATACGACGCCGAAGCGGGCAAAGACCGCAGCAAGATGTTCAACTACTTTATATCATACAAGCTCAAGGGTATGATGGATTCAATCGGAGACTTTTAACATGGCAAGGATGAGCGTATCTGAGATCCTCAAGAAGTGCAGTGAGTTCAAGAAGAAGGAGGAGCGCGTCGAGGCGCTGCGCGTCAACTGCAACGAAGCGTGCAAGATCGTGCTACAGTACATGTTTCACCCCGACGTGAAGTTCGCCCTTCCCGAGGGTAAGCCTCCCTTCAGGTACTCGCAGTTCGATGAGCAGAACATGCTTCACAGCGAGGCGCGCCGACTCTACCTCTTTCTCGAGGGAGTCAATCCAGAGATGAAGCCGCTGAAGCGCGAGACCCTGTTCCTCGAGATCCTTCAGTCGGTCGCTCCCGACGACGCCGACCTGTTGCTCGCGATGAAGGACAAAAAGAGTCCATACAAGGGACTCACTCAAGACGTGGTCGTCGCGGCGTTTCCGGAGCTCTTCCCCAAATGAATCGCTATGGTAACCTTAAAAAGTTATCTGATAAGGGCAAGAAGATCGATGTTCGTCTCTACGAGGAGGCCCCGTCTTCTTTCAAAGAACTAAAGCGCGAAAGATACGATAAGCTTCGCAAGAACTACGACAACGCCCTTAGGTCGAAGAACCTAGATCGCCTGCTCTCATACGACGAGGAATAGATGGAAAACTTCTACTTTGCCGTGGGATATACCCTGCTGTTAGTATTCGTGGCGTCCTACTACTACTTTCACGGTAAAAAGACCGGAATCGAGGAGGCCTGCATGGTGTTTCATGAGAAGGAGCCCGTAGCCTACAAGAGGATGAAGTCCACGCTTCAACAGGAGATGGGAATTGCAGACGAGTAACACCGACGTACGGTTCATAGACGAAGTCTATAAGCCGGAAAAAGAAAATAAAATTATTTTGCCTGAGTATGTGGTCAAAGATATGGTCGCTCAGGGATTGAATCCGTTAAATAAGGATGACATCCAGTCTTACTGGTTGTCCAAAGGCATAAGCGAATAACTGTATGGCAAACTATACTTTCTTAGACACCAAGACAGACAAAGAGTTCGACATTGACATGCCTATATCTGAGCTTGACGACTACAAAGCTCGCAATCCCCACCTAGAACAGATCATCTCCCGTGCACCCGCGCTCGCGGACCCATCCCGATTAGGCATAAGAAAGCCTGATGCGGGTTTTCGTGATGTTCTAAAGAGGATCAAGAAGGCTAGTGGGAGGAGTAACAAGATCAACACTTGGTAGAAGGGTACCGCATGGATAAGCTATCTCGCGCTGAAAAAAGACTACAAAAAGCACAGAGGCGACAGGAGCAGCAGGAAAGAAAGAACCACCTAGAGTTAAAAAGCGTAACACCTAAGACGGTAAACCAAGAAAACATATTCAGAGAGTTCTGCAACGGCAAGAACTTACTCATCCATGGACTTCCCGGAACGGGCAAATCGTTCCTATCAGTGTATCTCGCGCTCAATGAATTGACGCGCTACAGAGACTTCAAGAAGATTGTAATAGTCAGGTCGGTCGTGCCGTCGCGCGACATGGGATTCCTTCCCGGATCTGTGAAAGAAAAAGCGGCGGTCTACGAAGCACCCTACCAATCTATAGTTCAGGAGCTCTACGGTCGAGGCGACGCGTATGAGATGCTCAAGGCGAAGGGTGTCATCGAGTTCACCACATCGTCGTTCCTTCGCGGAGTCACCATCGACAACGCGATCGTCATCGTCGACGAGTGTCAGAACATGACGTATCACGAGCTTTGCACCATCGTCACCCGCATGGGCAAGCACTCGAAGATCGTGTTCTGCGGAGACTACAAGCAGTCCGACCTCAAGTACGACGACGAGAGGGTAGGCATAGTGCACTTCATGAAGATCATCGCGTCGATGAAGCGATACTTCACAACAATCGAAATGGAAGCCGATGACATCGTCAGGTCCGGGCTCGTTAAAGAGTTCATCATTCGAAGAGATGCGTACGAGAACCCAAGGGTCGTTGTCGTTCCATCCGCTTACTCGGATTCTCGAGAACCGAAAGTCGTTCACTAAGACTTCTCTCGAGCTCCTCGCGGTCGAGCTCGAGCAGGTCAACACCGAGGCCGGCAGGTTCTATAAGACTCCCGCCGGCCTCCTCTACCCATCCGTCACGACCGTGACCGGACTCCTCGGCCGCGCGAGCATACAGGCTTGGCGCAAGAAGGTCGGTGAGGAGAAGGCGAACGAGATCTCGCAGCAGGCGGCCAATCGCGGTACGCGCATCCATCAGTTGGCTGAAGACTACATCAACGGCGACGAGATCGACGTCAGCAAGTATACACACTACGACGCCGAGATGTTTGAAGACCTCAAGCAGGTGCTCGATGAATCAGTCGACAACGTCTTCATGCAGGAGACGCGGATGTACTCAGACTACGTCCGCATGGCGGGCACCGTCGACATGGTCGCGGAGTTCGAGGGCAAGCGATGCGTGGTCGACTTCAAGACTTCAAGGAAGCTGAAGCGTTCGGAGGACATCCTCAACTACTACTGCCAAGCGACCGCGTACGCGATCATGTTCGAGGAGATGACGGGCGTTCCGGTCTCTAGGTTCGCCATCATCATAGCCGTCGACGGCGAGGGAATCCAGATCTTTCGCGGAAAGAGGGACGACTACGTAGACACCCTGATGATGCTCAGGAAGCAGTACGACGACGAAAATGGCTATTGACAAATTATTCTACATGTGGTATAAATAATAATGCTGATGTCGTTGACGGAAGTAGAATAAACATTCTGGACGCGGGGGCAGTACCCGCCGCCTCCACCACGGATACACTGGTCGTTGGGTGCAACAGTCCTCCTATTATAAAGAGGGTATGGCGGAAGAGACTAGCATATAACTGTTGCACTGATCAAAGCGGTGTCTCACAGTGTATCTTTGATGGGGGCGAATATTTAGGATCGACAGGTGTAGTAAAGACTGGCCCGAGACAAAAGCAACAACGTTAAATGCAAACGATAACAATGCATCTCGTTACGCCCTAGCGGCCTAACATGAGCCCGAGGGGAGCTTGGAAACAGAATCCCCTCACTTTCTTTTTGGAATCACATGAAAACATTCTGCCCACTACCTTGGAACGGTGTATCCGTACGGAACAACGGCGACCTTCGAGTCTGCTGCAACGCGAATTCATACACAAAGAACCAAGGCATCCTTCGAAAGAAGGACGGTAAGCCCTACAACGTAGGACGCGACGACATAGGTGAGTCGCGCAACTCAGACGTTCTCAAGGACATCCGCGTCTCGATGCTGCACGGAGAGTGGCACGAGGAGTGCACTAGGTGTAGGCTCGAGGAAGAAGCCGGCATCAAGTCGCGACGCGAGTATGAGAACGAGATCTGGCCGGACGTCAAGCACGAGGTTCTCAATAAGACCGACGACGACGGGACGATCGACACCGACGACATCAACCTCGACTACTTCGACCTTCGCTACGGAAACTTCTGCAACCTCAAGTGCAGGATGTGCGGACCAACCGACTCACATATGTGGTACGGCGACCACGTAGCGACGACTGGATACACGGGATTCACAGACTCACACGGCCGCGTTCAACTCACCAAGAACGCGAAGGGCAAGTGGTCGACGAACGACTACGACTGGTTTCAGGGATCCAACTTCTACTGGGATCAGTTTGAGAAGCACACGAAGAACGCCACGAAGTTCTACATCGTGGGCGGTGAGCCGCTCATCATCGAGGAGCACATTCAGTCTCTCGAGCGGCTCATCGCCTCAGGTAGGGCACACGAGGTTGAGATAGAGTACAACACCAACCTGACGAACGTCACCGACAGGATCATCGAGCTCTGGAAGAACTTCAAAGAAATCAGAATCGGTGCGTCGATCGACGGCTTCGGTGAAGTGTTTGAGTATCAAAGGTTTCCGGCGAACTGGGACCAAGTGTATAAGAACATGCAGAAGCTCGACTCGACACCGGGACTCAACGTCGTGTCGTGGTTCGCCTTCACCGTGACACCGTTCAACATCCTTCACCTCCCTGAGTTCATGAAGTGGAAGCTGACCGACTCCGGACTGAAGAGCTTCAACTCAATAAAGCAGGCGCGAAAGATCGTCAGCCACCACATGTGCCACAGGCCTAAGCACTACAACGTCAAGTGTCTGCCCGACGACTTCAAGCGCGTAGTCGATAAGAAGTTCGCCGAGTACAAAGACTGGGCTATTCGCAACCAACCCGAGTTTATATCCGCACAGTTCATCAAGCTCCTCGACGGAGTTTCGAGCTTCATGAACGCCGAGAGCTACCACGACGAGCACTTCGACAAGTTCGTCGACCTGACGAAGAAGCTCGACGAGCTGCGCGGTCAAAACATTCTAGACGTCGTCCCAGAGTTCAAGGAGTATTTCAAGTGAAGATCAACAACCTAAAGGTTCCAATCGAGATGATTCAGGAGATCGAGGTCATCGTGAAGAAGCGCAACCTTGAGTACATCGACGCTGTGATCTACTACTGTGAGAAGAACAACCTCGAGATCGAGACGATGGCTGAGATCATCAAGCAGAACTCCGCGATCAAGTCGAAGATCCAGATCGAGGCTGAGAACTTAAAGATGGTGAAGAGGACTTCGGCGCGGCTACCTATATGACACAGTTTGAAGCCTACCAGCTGTACAACGCCCTGCACCTGCACTTCACGCAGGACGGCTACGACTACCATAAGTATCGCGGAAAGACGCGGGTCACGGAGCACTCGCTCGACGTTCGACCCGATAAGTACATGTTCTACAAGCTGTCGAAGCACGAGGATCCCCTGATCTACCTCGTGTCAAACTTCTCAGAGAACGCCAAGTTCTACTCACGCGATATGTTCAGCGTCAACGCCGACCTCAACTACAACGAGTTCCTTCGGCGACAACAATCCTTGACATATCAGTTCGAGTGTGATATAGATAATCTATTGGAAGACTTCGACAAGAACTTTGAGGTTCCAGACGGAGACTATCCCCACCTTCTCAAGCTGCTCACCCGTAAGAAGATCAGCAAAGAGAGTTTCATAATCATCCAAGACTGCGTACGCTTCTTCGGTGCATGGAACAAACGGATCACCGACCCGGTGCTCTGGCCTAAGATCGCGATGAACTGCAGGAAGCTACACCCTTTCCTTAAGTACGATCGAGATAAATACCGTGGGATCTTGCAAAACAAGTTCTCACACACAACGTATACACCGCAACACAACGGAGAATAAACATGGCAACATCATTCGACTCACTCAAACAGAATCGTAAGTCAGCGTTCGATAAACTTACGAGCGAGCTCAACAAGCTCAGCACCAACCAGCAAGACTCATCCGACGACAACTATTGGAAGCCCGAGGTCGACAAGGCCGGCAACGGCTACGCGGTCATCCGTTTCCTCCCGCCTCCGCAGGGCGAGGACGTTCCGTTCGTTCGCATCTGGGATCACGGCTTTCAGGGCGACGGCGGCTGGTACATCGAGAAGTCGCTGACGACCATCGGTAAGAACGATCCGGTCGGCGAGCTCAACAGCAAGCTCTGGAACTCCGGCGTCGAAGCCGACAAGGAGATCGCGCGCAAGCAGAAGCGTCGCCTCGCTTATCACTCGAACATCTACGTCGTCAAGGATTCTGCGAATCCAGCGAACGAGGGCAAGGTGTTCCTGTATAAGTACGGCAAGAAGATCTTCGATAAGATCAACGAAGCCATGCACCCTCAGTTCGAGGGCGAAGTGGCGATCAATCCGTTCGATCTTTGGGAAGGCGCGAACTTCAAGCTGAAGATTCGCAACGTCGAGGGCTACCGCAACTACGACAAGTCTGAGTTCGACGATCCGGCCCCGCTCCTCAGCGACGACGATAAGCTCGAAGCTATTTGGAAGTCGGAACACTCGCTCAGCGAACTCATCGATCCTAAGAACTTCAAGTCCTACGACGAACTGAAGGCGCGCTTGTCGCGCGCACTCGGCGTCGGTGTCGAAGCCGCACGTGCATCTGCACCTAAGATCGACGAGGACGAGGCGTTCCCGGTGCCGCAGAAAGCTGCAGCGGCACCTAAGGTTGAGTCGGCCGCACCTTCGTGGAATAGCTCCACGGATGACGACGACGATGACCTCAGCTTCTTTAAGAAGATGGCGAACGACTAATAGTAGTACATATTGTCGCCGTACAGTGGTTTATCCCACGGATTGCTCGGCGCGGTAGATGAGTTAGGGAAGCCGGGAGCGGAACCACCGCCTCCGGCTTTACTGTTATCTGCGTTGTTGATGACTCGGTTGTCGTTGATGATCGTGGATCCGGATTGATTGCTTTGGATCGAAGGAGCGGTACGCGTCGAGGGAGTCACCCTAGACATGATGTCTTCTTCAAGCTGTCTCGCTTGAGACATTCCTGGTGACCGTGCTGGTGAAACTCCTGTATAATCTCCAATTTCTTCCAACTGCATCGTATCAGGATTATACCTAGTTCTTTTCTTACCATCTGCAAACTTTACACCGGCATTATCTTCAACTGTCTGCATCTGTTCATTGGCTGTTCTGCCTTCACGAACTTCTTGATTTGATTTAACTTGAAACGCGTTAGAAAGATCTTTCCACACTTCTGCTAAGTACTCGTTTACAGCTTCTTGTATTTCATCGGATGAAACGTCTTTAAGCTCTTCGATACCTAAAGCGTCACGCCTGATGTCGTTGACGAGTTGACCGGTGCCAAGTGCGCTTGACATAGCAGCTAGAGGTCCAGCTGCAGTGGCTCCTGCCGGAGTCGCTTCGGCTATCGATATCGCCGCCTGTGCCGCGTCGATAAACGCACCCATGTAATCGCCTCTTGTCAATCTTCCAATGCTGCTAGCGCCAGCGACGAAAGCACCGAGTAGAGGAACCTGTTTTGACACGAGTCCAACGGCGCCGCCTACAGACTTTTCAACAGTTTTAGAAACTAATCCCTTTAGCTTCTCTTTCCTTGAAGCTTTGGGCGCGACCAACGGCGCGGAGGTTGCACCGGTCTTAGCTCCGGCTCTTGCACCGGCCGCGTTGCTAGCTAGAGTCTTTCTCGCTTGATTCTTGGTGGCTTCATCGTAAGCTGACATCCTTCGGCGATTATCTTCCTCGCTCGCTTCAGGTCCTTCACCTGCGAAAGCTGATTTAGCTTCAGCGGCTCTCGCCTGTATTGCTTTCCGTTGAGCGTTCCTACGCTTCTGCTCAGCTATGTCTTCCTCGGTGCCGAGGAATGAGATCTTCTTTCCACCCTTGGTGTACTCAGGCGTGTTGACCCCTAGAGCGTTTAAGATCTTTATAAGCGTCGATGAGACTTCCTTGTTGCTGGCGAAGAACTCACCGGCCGTGGCAGCGAAGTTTAAGAACGGATCTAAGTAGGGCTTGATCGTGTTCGTATAGAATTCTTTGAGCGCAGGGATGATCTTATCGATCGTGCCTGCCAGCAAAGCTGCGAGGCCGCCTAGCGCTCCAAGCTCAGTTAAGTCGAGACCACGACCCCTGCCTTCAGCCTTTGTGCCGTCTTTAGCTTTGACTGGAATCTCGATAGCCCGTCTACCGCGCTCCTTCTCCTGCTCTTGAGAGATGAGCATGCGCTCGATTAGCTCGTTGTTGCTCTCAAAAACTTTTGAGATCGACTGGATGAATCCGGAGAGAAGGCTGTTCGTCTTCTTGACTTCGTTGAGGACCTTGTTCTGGGTCTTATCGAGCTCACCTACGGTCTCACCCTCGGCGACGGCAGCGGGCCTGTTGATGAACTGAGGCGCGACTGCCTCAGCGAGCATCGCCTTCGTCTCCTGCAGACGGGCCGACCTTTCCTCCTCAGGGATCTTCTCCATCCCCTTGATGATCTCGCTGAGATCCTTGATCTTAACCTGAGCCATTCTTCTTGTTCTGCTCGTCTATGTGCTGCGCGATCATGGTCAAGTATAGGTCGCGCTCGTAGGGATACATCTCGTTCAGTTCTGTCACTGAGTATTTATGGTGAAACGTCATCGCGAAGTGGGTTTGATAGTAGACCGCGATACTGGAGTATCCGGTCAATAGGTAAAAAAATCCTTCATACCCCTCAGCTCGACTTTGACCTTTTCGCCACCCACGTCGAGCTCGACTTCATGTTGGACGGCAGGCATAGTTGCAAAGAAGTTCTGGATCTTAGTCAAGTCCTCGACCCTGAGTGAGTTCAAGAAGTCGGTGATCTCGTCTTTGGTGAATTCTTTGTAGACCTTGTCGTCGTCGAATATGTACTCTATCGAGCCGACGATCAGGTTGAAGATCGAGTCGTTGACTATCGCCGCGTCGAAGTTGTTCAGACGAACGTCGAACTCCATGGTCATCATGGTCTCAAGGTCTGGGTACTTCATCTTGATGCCCAAAGCCTCGTTGATCATGATCTTATCGGTGTGGTCAGGATTGAACTTGACCTTGACCTCATCGAGATCGACGTTGAACGCGACCTTCTTTTCATTGTGTGTATAGAACAGCTCGACGACGTTGCTGATCGACACCTTGCGGATGTTGATGAATATGTACTCGATGTCGAAGATCGCCAGCTTATCGACGTCGATGCTGTCGATGACGCAGTTGTTTATGACCTGCTTGACCGCGTCGATGACTTCCTTGAGGTCGTCCGACATCTTCACGACGAGGAGGAGCTTCTCCTCCTGCACGGTGAAGGGCCTATAGCTTATAGTCTTCCCAGTCGAGGGAACCACCAGCTTGAAGAGCGGGTGCTTGATCTTTGGCAGAGCCATCTTATACTCCATTATCTAAGGGATGTAGCGAACGCGTTCACTCCACTGATGAGCGCGAGGGGACTCTTGCGCCCGTTCTGTAGTAGGTTTAGGCCGAAGGCGAAGGCGCCTCCGTAGTTGAATCTTTGGGAAGCGTAGTAGGCGTTCATCGCCCTCTCGGCTTCGAGCGAGTCCATCTCAGTCGCGGGTATTCCCTCGCTGTCCCACGTCTTATAGGCGAAGGTCACCGGCAAGCGGGCGATCGTATCGTTCATCTCCCAACCCACCGGCACCGAGCCGATCTGCATCGGGAAGGCGCGATCTAAGCTGTACTTGATTATCTGATCGGCGCTTGGGTTCAAGAAGTAGATGTCGATGGACGGCGACTCATAGGTCTCAGGGTACGCGAATTCACCGTACTTCAACGACGAGCCGCGCTGAACGCCGGTCGTGTCGACGCTGAAGTTGTGAATGAGGGTGGACCACTTATGAAAGTAGTCGATGACTTTGGCGTCGTTGTCGACCATGAACGTCAGGGTGACTTCGTTGAAGTTGATGTCCGTCGGCCTGTTCTCGTGCACCCCGTATCCGCCGAGCTTGACGGGCGTCGTGCTGTACACAAGTCCCGGAAGGACCGCGTCGCTGCAAAAGAACGGAACTTGACCGGTGTAGCTCGCGTAGAGTAGGTTCTTGGGAGGCGTGATCTGTACGTAGAACAGGTTCTGCTTGGCGACGCCGCCGGTCTTATTGAGTGCCGAAGTTATGTCTGTGATGTTGAATGCCATCAGGACCTTCTTACAGTTGCGTTCGAGTCTCTATAGACGCTCGCCTTGTTCACTGTGAACCTCTCGAGCGGGAGGAACAAAGCGATGTCCCACTCGTTGGATGGTATAAGGAGGAACCTCGTCCTGAGCTGGGTGTACAGGTACCTCTTGATGCACGGTTTGAAGTATTTATACCTTGAAGCTGAGTTGAGTATGTCGTAGGACATCCTCAGCTTCGTCCTGTCGTCGAAGTTCTGGTTCGAAGCTAGGTTGTATAAAGCGTCCATCAGGCGCGCCCGCAGCAGGTGCGGGAGGTAGTGCATGTTTATGCCGGTGAAGCCATCGGGATGCATGGTGAAGGGGAACACCAGCGGGTACCTATCGTAGTACGGCAGGTCGTCCTTGAACTTAGGGTCATAGCTGAAGAGATACATGTATCCCGGAGCGACCGCGGCGCGCTGCATGGCGGGATTGCTGTTGATCAGTCTCGTCAAGTTGACGTTTGAGACCTCGCGCGCCTTCTCACGAAACCAGTCGCGCGAGTCGGCGAAGCCGGCGCGCATGAAGTTCTGTCTGCCTTGGTTGAGTATGTCGGTGAATACCGGCATCACTTGACTCCGATCTCTTTCTCAGTCATTATCTTAAACTTCCAGTTCCTATCTCTACAGAACTCGCTGGCCGCCTTCCACTTGGCTTGGTTGACGCCGTACTGAAACACTTCCTTCAAGTACCTGCGCGGGTGCGCGGGATTCTTCTTAGGCTCGATGGTTTGACTGTACGGCTTGACCTCGATCATAAGCGTTGAGGTGTCTCCGCCGGTCTCACGCATCTTCACGATGAAGTCTGGGTAGTACCTGTGAATCCTGTTGTCGACCGGCGATACGTATGGAATCGCGAGCTCCTCCGATCCCCACTTCAATACGTTAGGGTGTTGGTCGAAGTACCTCATCAGCCTCAGCTCCCATAGGCTCCTGTAGATGATGTTGGTCGGGTCACCGGCGTATTTCTCAGGGTACTTAGGCCTGAATCTTCCCTTGTAGGACATAAGAAATCTCTATAAATATCATAGAACTATTTATAGAGGGTTTCATGCCAGACGATTCAACGACAGCATCGGGCTCGGTCGTCATCTCGAGCACAGCTTCGCACAAGTACAAGACAAGGATTGAGTCGTTCGAGTACAGGCGCGAGCGTCCCGGAAAGGCGAACCCTGAAGTTCGCAACCAAAACATCGTGTTCTTTCCGCTTCCCCTTCAGATGCCTGAGGATCACTACGGCGCGAACGTCAAGGACTTCGACCTAGCTGAGATAGGCACGACGATCGATACATTCAGGGACTTCAGCGGATCGACCCTCTCCGAGAAGATCGGCGCGGTTGCTTTGACCGGTGGTCTTGCGGCAGCCGCGCTGTCTAAGCTCACTGGATTCGCCAAAGCCGCCACCGACAACATAGTCGTAGGCGGAGGCGCCGCTGCTGCCGCCGCTCTTCCATTCCTTGGAGCGTACCAAGGCGTTGCTAGGAACCCACACACCGCTTTGCTCTTCGACGGCATGAGCCTCAGGCAGTTCAGCTTTACGTTTAGGATAGCGCCGCGCAACGAAGCTGAGAGCATACAGCTCAACAACACGATTCGCATGCTTAAGCTGCGCATGCACCCATCCTACAACAGCACGCTGAATTCATACGCGCTCGACTACCCGTTCCTATTCACCGTGTCGTTCCAAGGCTTTGAGAACATCGAGGGTGTGCCCAACGTCGCCCCGTCGTTCATGACCAACCTATCCGTCAACAACGCAAGTCAAGGAAACGTGTTCTTCAAGAACGGTATGCCGGCGATCGTTGACGTCAGGATGGACTTCAAGGAGATCGACATGAAGACGCGTGAGTTCTTCACCGGTGCTGGTCCAAACACGACCGGCAACGAGCTCGGTCGAGAGGGAAATCCTGGGGCTAGGGAACGATAATCGATGGCTTACTTCAACAACTTCCCTAAGATAACCTACAACGACTCGACCATCAGGAACATCCTCCTTAAGTCGGCGCTCGTGGCTGAAGTCTTTGAGAACCAAGACTCGTTCTACCCGTACATCGTCAAGGACGGATATCGTCCGGACCTCGTGGCCAACGAGTTCTACGGAGACTCAAGGTACGACTGGGTGGTGTACTTCAGCAACAAGATCGTCGATCCATACTACGAGTGGCCCCTGAGCGTCAACGACTTCAACTCATTCCTTGAGAAGAAGTACAACACGACGATATACAGCCTTCAGAACACCACCTCACACTATGAGTACACAGGCACGACAGGCGAATTGGCCGAGGACATCGCGAGAAAGTCTTGGAAGATGTCGACCGCCACGCACGCGAAGAAGACGACGTACGGTGAGAGCACCGCGGGCTGGACCGCCGTGAGCGTATACGACTACGAAGACAGGCTGAACGAGGAGAGGCGATCGATAAAGCTTCTCGCGCCGGCTTACCTGAATCAGATTGAAAAAGAACTCGCGACGATCTTTTCATGAGCGACACCAATCCATACCTCGTAGGCGTCGATGAGATCTCGATGGTCAAGTTCGACGGCACCGACCAGATGTCGATCAAGCCTCAGGTCGTCGAAGTGGTCGTCTACCAATCGATCTTCTCGCCTACTCTCAAGGTGACTCTTCTTCTCAACGACTACGTCAACCTCCTCAACAACTACCCCATGGTCGGCGAGGAGACGATAACGCTTACGCTCAAGCAGCGCGGACCCGACGACGAGCCCGTTACGTATACGGCTGAGTTCGTGGTGTCGGCGATTCGCGACATTATAGTCAACGACGGAGGCCGTCAGCTCATATACTCCATCGACTTGGTGTCGAAGGAGGCGTTTGAGAACGCGAAGACGAGGGTCTCAAAAGCCTACTACAACAACGTCGAGTCGATAATCAGGGACATCCTTAAGTCGCACCTGAAGTCGTCGAAGGACCTGATCCTCTACGACACCAAGGAGACGACCACCCAAGAGACCGTCACGAAGAAAACGCGCAAGTACGTCGTTCCAAACATAACCCCCTTCGCCGCGATCAAGTTTCTCACGAAGTACGCCGTGTCGAACGACGACAAAGAGAACTTCATGTACCTCTTCTACGAGGTTCTGAACGGCGTCAAGAGGAGCACGGTGATCACTGACTACCGCGAGTCTAGAAGCAAGACGACGAAGCCGAACTTCATATTCAAACCGCTTCAGAAGCAGACGTACCTAGGTGTCGCCGACGGCGCCGCGAGGAAAGTCGCTGAGGAGAACCCATACTTCTTCGTGTCAAACATCGAGGCGCTCAGGGGAAACCAAGCCGCGATGGAGACCCTCGCCAAGCGCGGGTTCACCGAGTCGAGGTCGATCACCGGCATGAAGTTCAACAAGAGGTACGCGACGCTTGAGAAGATCATAGGCGGCTACTTCGAGAATGAGTTCGTCGAAGTGAACATGCACCAGAAGGATCACAAGAACACACAGTTCAAGCTCGATGACCTCAAGAACACCCTCTACCCATCGAGGCTCAACACGGACAAGTACATAAAGAACGTCGTCGAGCATAAAGAGGGATCGGAGACGTCCGCTAGGCAGAGATACATAGTAAACAACTACGACGATCTCAACCAACCCGCGCTCAGGGATAAGTTCGGTAGGTCAGCGGCAGACTACTTAGCTTACAATAGCATCGACATAAGCGTCGGCATACCCACGAACTTAGACGTCAGGCCGGGAGACTTGATCTACATTCACGTTCCTGAGTTTCACGGCTTCAACCAAGTCACCGACGATGCGTACTTGACTGGATTCTTCGTCGTGTCTGAGGTGAAGAACGTCGTCAGGACGTCGGGTGAGACTTCGACGCTGCTGAGAGTCAACAAGGACTCGCTGCTGAACGGTATATTTGAGACTTCATCCTTCAACCTTGGCAGCGGCGCTGAGAACATGCGAAAGATCAAAGAGTGATGAGGGACGACTTCTACGGCGATAAGTTCAAGTGGTTCGTCGGCGTCGTGAAGGACACGGCCGGTGACAAGAACCGCGTGCGCGTTCGCATCTTCGGTGTTCACAGGACCGACGACGTCACCGACGTATCCGACGGCGACCTTCCGTTGGCGGTGGTTCTTTACCCAACGACGGGCGGCCACACGTCGGGCGGCAACATGTCGCACGGCCTCGTAAACGGAACTTGGGTCTTTGGATTCTTCGCGGATGGAGACGACTGTCAGCAGCCCGTGATCGTAGGAGTCATGAACGGAGGCGTCGGAAGCTCGAGCGACTACCAGTCTTCGTCTAAGCTTGAGGCCGGCGCTTTAGGTGAAGCCGCGTCCGCGGTCAATTCACCGCACCTCACGAACGTTCAAGGAAACACGAACGCTGAGAAGACATACAACATGATATATGAGCTCATCGAGCGCAGCGGTCAGTCCGGCAGCAGCATCCACGCTCAAGTCAGCGGCATCATGGGAAACATACTCGCTGAGAGCAACTGCAACCCGACGGCGAACAACCCAAACGACGCTGGCGAGAGGTCCTTCGGCATCTGTCAGTGGCGCGGAGGTAAGTACGACAGGCTGACTCCCCTGCTCAGGCGATACGGCGACAACCCATCGCTCGAACAGCAGGTCTCATACATGTGGGACGAGTTCATGACGACCGAGCAGAAGGCGTACAAGCGAATCCTTGCGGCCGGCAGCTACTACGAAGCCACGATAGGGATGTGCTTCTTTGAAAGGCCTAGGTGCTACAAGGGATCCTACATCGACACGAACGACTCGACCTTCACGCCGAGGCTGAAGTACGCCGAGCAGGTGTACAACAGCTTCAAGTACTCACCTAGGACCGTTGGGAGGGGCGACAGGTGATAGTTGGACCAAACAAAGTTTCGATGGTGAATGAGATCTCATTCGCAACGACCAATACGCTGCGCAACGAGACCGTCGACATTGGATCGATCGATGCGAACTACGTAGTCTCTATCGACGGCGTTATAAATGAGAATAAACCGGTCACAGGAACCTCGGCCACCGTTGTGCTCGTGGGAGGCAACGACACCTTCGTGCATGAGAAGCAACCTAGGGAACCGATGTTCTATATGACCGTTAGGCAAAAGCTGACGATCTACGCGATACTTAAGGCACTCGCTACGCGCACGGACACCGCTTCGGTCAGCGCTTCGGTGCCTATTCTAGACACTATAGTTAAAGCAACCTACACCAACTTCCGCGGTTAATCATGGCACTTGAAGACGGATTCAACGACTTAAAAGCTAACACCAAGGGATCGACCAATCGCGAGAGCGACGGTCTGGCGGTAGGCTACAACGTCAACCAGCTCAGCGCGACTCCATACAAGTCGTACGAAGTTTCTGTGAAGCGCGGCGGCAAGGCTTCAGACACAACGCAGGTGTTCTCCGGTCCGGGAACAGGCACCGCGACCAGCGTCGGACACCCTGAAGATACGAAGGGATTCGTCACCGACACCGGAAACAAGATCGCGATTCACGGGACACCCGGCGCCGAGTCGATCGAGATCATTCACCACTCAGGCGCCTCGATAATGATCGACGTCGACGGGTCGATCTTCCTCATGCCCACTTCAAAGAAGGGCTTCGGCCTGCACTCCGAGAGGGGCGACGGTGTGGTGTCAGCGCAGGGCAGGTTGATCCTCAAGGGTCACAGCGACATCGTTCTTGAGACCGAAGGAAGCGTGGCGTTCAACGTCGGGCAGAACATGTTCTTAAACGTGCAGGGCGACATGAACGTAGACGTCGGCGGGTCGTACTCAGAGTCGATCGACGGTTCGCGCAGCTCGGAAGTCGTGATGAACAGCGCGATGACGGTCGGTGGAGCTCACCGTGAGACGATCGTCGACGGCAAGAGGACGCAGGTCTCCAAGGGAGACGTAAGGTACGACGTCGGCGGAGGCTCGTACGACGTTCGCTCGGAGCAGGACATCAACCTTCACGCGCAGAAGACCATAGACATCAACAGCAAGGAAGACTCGACCTACGAGGTTTCCAGCGGTAAGCTTACTCTGTTGGCAAGCGACGATACTATCATAGCTTCAAAAGCAAACATGTACGTCACGGCCGACGACAACGTCTCGCTCGACGCGGGCGGGCTTCTTACTGAGAAGTCGGTGACCGGTCACGTGGTGTCAACGAAGGACACCCTGTTCGTCGACGCCACGAGCTTGGTCGATATAAGGTCAGCCACGACCAAGCTGAGCGCGAGCGGTGAGCTAAACACTGTAAGCGCCTGCACGAATATAAGCTCGACTGGAGTCTTGAACGTCAACTCAGGCGGAGCCATCGACATCCGTGGATCGACGATAGATTTGAATAAAGCCGCCGCTTCGCCTCAGTCGGTTCGCACGGTCGAGGCCTCAGACGTAAGGGCTACTCCGGCTTTGACTCAACCCAACGACCCTGAATACGCCGACGCGAACACCGTCATTAAGAACATGACCAGCCTGCTCGACGCGCCTGAGCTTCCAAAGAACGCAAAGAAGATGTCCGACAACGAGATGTCTCTCTATGAGAACGAGGGCGACACACCGAACCCAGCCGCGAAGGCGATGGCGTCGATGAATCCCGCGGGCGGATCGCCTTATTCAAAGGGAACGGAGTTTGGATCGATCGGCGACAGCGGAAACGTTGGGTTTGACGGATCGAGCAACAACACTAAAGCTGAGGAGTCACCGGTGCCTTGTCCGACGTCTTGCACCAACACTTCGACGAAGCTGTCGCGAAACTTAAGCGTCGGAGGGTTCCCGGGACTCGGTCAGCTAGCTACCAATCAAATGGGCTACTCGCAGAAGGAGATCCTTGAGAACGTGCGTCACCTCGCGTACAACATCATCGATCCGATACTGATGAAGTTTGGAAGCTCAGTCACTATACTGCACGGCATACGTCATGGGCAGGGCGGCTCAAGACACTACGTAGGCAAGGCGGTCGACATTAGAGCTTCATCCCGTGACCACGCGGAGACCGCTATGATAGCCAAGTGGATAGTTGAGAACCTACCCTACGACAGGTGCTTCCTTGAAGCCAATCGACAGGGAACGATCCACATCCACGTTGAAGCGGCGCCGGTAGGTTCAAGAGGATCGCGCACCGTTTGGACCTGCGCCGATCCAAAGTGTCAGTCGGCCGTGTCCGGACTGCAGCTGTCGTTCGCACAGCAGGGTCTCAAGAAGATGGGGTTCTTAGCGTAACATGTCTGGTCAAATAGAAACACTCATCGTAGACAACACCTCAACCGGCGGCAGCAACCCACGGATCGACTCAACGTCGATCGAGAATGCACCCACTTTAACTTCATCGACCTCAGCTGCTAACAACTACATACCAACGAGCGAGACCGTCGCTTCTCGAGAATACAATGCGGACGGATCAGTGGGTGACGCCGCAAGCCCGAGCTCAAGCACGGTTCCGATCAACAAAGACACCACCGCCTTGAAGCAGAAGGGCGACATCCACGAAGACGGTGAGTCTTCCAACCCAGACCTAAAGAACTCGACGCAGGCGTTTAAGAACGCGGTCGGCACTTCGGCCGGCATCCTGTCGGCCGCGGCTCTCATCAAATCCACTCTACAGAACAGCAGGGCTAGGGATCCGGTCGACAACTACTACCTGACAAACGCCGAGAAGGCCCTCCTTGCTAGGCGCGCCGGTGAATTCTCAGCGCCGGGAATAGTTCCATACGACGTCATTGAGCAGTTCTTGTACATACTCGTGACGATCAGCGAGTACCAAGACCTTTCATACATAGCCGGCGTGACTGGGGTGTATGAGTTGAATGATAGGAACTTAGTTCGCAACCCAACCGCGATCCTCAACATAAGGGAACTGTACAAGGTTGGCTACTTGGCGAACGGTTTAGCGAGCATTAACAAGCAGTTCAGCACCAGCTACCACAATGCCTCCTACGCGGCCGACAGTCAAAACTCAATACTCGGTCCTCTCCTAGGAGTGGCTTCTTTCGCAAGCTCACCCCTCGGCGCTCTGTCTAACGTATACGGCGTTCAGCAGGCAGTATCGTCCATCGGTTTGACCGGTACCGCCGCGACCGCCGCCGCGCTGGCTTTAACGGCCGCTTCTTCTATAACGCAGTTTCCGGGTGTCGACGTAACGTCAGGCGTAGTAGAAAGCATCGAATCACAGATCGCGACTATAATGACAACGACCGATCAGTTCGGCACACCTTCTGGATTAGGTGGGACGGCTGGTCAGCTGGCGCAGTGCTCAAGCGTCGTAAGCTCATTGACTTCGCTCGCCGCTCAGGCCCAAGAAGCGAGCTCGATAGTCGCTAAGCACGGCGTCAACGACATGGGTCCGACTGCCGCACAGCTCATGACACTGTCTAAAAAGATCAAAGCGGTCGTCGGACAGAACAACCAGCTCGCAGCGGTGACTACGGTTCCAAGCACCGCGCTGAAGCAGCAGGACTTAAAGAACCAGTTGACACAGATAAACGCGATGGTAGTCGAGCTCGCATCTGACGCAGCTTCGATAGCGTCCACCCTCGGCGGCGTCAGCGGGCCGGGAAACATAGGTCCAGCGGCTTCTATGCTTCAAAGAATCGGTGGTTACGCTCCGGCGGCGTCGATCACGCAGATAGTTTTGGGTCAAAGGGTTAGACCATCGGTCGCGTGCAGGAATCCAATGATGCAGCCGCCTTCATACGCAGGAAGGGCGTTCTTTGGCGAGAGCTCAGGCGTTCAGATCGCCACGGATCAAATGTTCTGCAGGAGGATCGCGTCCTACCCATCAAACCAAGCTGGGTCCGGACTCATGGGATTCATGATGCAGAACTACGGGTCCTACGGCGGAGGCGACATAAGCATCCTAGGTTTGACTTCGTTGGTAACGCTTGGAGTCTTGACGCCTCCATCTGGAGGTTCTCTCGGCGCGTCTATAGCGACCCTCGCGACAAGCGTAGCGTCGATCATGGGCGGAAGCTCGAGCTCGATCGTCGATCCAAGGAGGAGCGACAACGCCATCCCATACATGATCGCGGCGTCTTCCGCCATGGTGGGAGACACGAAGTGTCCGTTCTCAACCGGTGTTTTCACGTCGGGTTGGCAGGTGGCTTCTTCGGTGGCGAACGACCTGCAGAAGCACTCACCCACGACCAGAGCTTTTCTAGAAACCGCACGAACCTCTTTATAAATAAAACATGGCTATCCAGACCCAAAGAGCGACCGCAAGGTACAAAGACTTCTACACTAACCTCGAGTCGCATCCGGTTAGGAAGGACCTCTTTGTCCTAGAAGACGCGGACTCGATCAAGACTTCGCTAAAAAACCTGCTCTTCACCGATTACGGCGAGAGGTTCTTTCAGCCCGACCTCGGCGGCGGCATCAAGCGCCTGCTCTTTGAAAACATCACCGCTGAGACAGAATACGTTCTCAAGAGGCGAATCGAGGTCACGATAAGAAACTTTGAGCCTCGAGTCAACCTCCTTGAGGTATACGTCAACGGCGTTCCGGACGAAAACGGTTACGCCGTGACCATACTTTTTTCGCTTGTAAATAATCCGACGGTGCACACCTACAACCTGCTGCTCACGAGAGTTAGGTAATGGCAAACAACTTTCTCAACACATCAGAGCTTGACTTCGCGTCCATCAAGAGCTCGCTGAAGACCTACCTCTCGGGACAGTCAAGGTTCTCCGACTACGACTTCGAGGGATCGAACATGTCGGTCCTCTTGGACATCTTGGCGTACAACACGTACCTCAACAACTTCTACGTCAATATGGTAGGAAGCGAGATGTTCTTGGACACCGCTCAGCTTCGCGAGTCTATCGTTTCGCACGCGAAGGAGCTCAACTACATCCCGAGCTCACGCACCTCGGCGAAGGCCGTCGTAAACGTAAGGGTAACTCCGACCGACACACCGAGCTTCATCACGATTCCTAAGTTCTATGAATTCACCACCACGATCGACAACACCACGCTGAACTACTCGACCGACGCCGACATCATAATCTATCCCGGAAGCAACGGATACTTGGCGTCGAACGTTTCGATATACGAGGGTTCGGTGGTCACCGAGTACTTCACCGCGTCGAACACAACTTTCTACAGGCTTCAGTCCGAGAACATCGATACGAACTCCATAGACGTCATCGTGATCAACTCACAGTACGACAGCTCGAACTCCACTTGGCTCAAGGCTGAAAACCTCTACGGTTTAAGCTCAACCTCAAACGTATTCTTCGTTCAAGGATATGGTTCAAACCAATACGAGCTCACCTTCGGCAACGACGTGACCGGCAGGGCGCTGGTCGATGGAAACATTGTCAAGGTAAGGTACAGGGACACGATCGGTGACCTCGGCAACGGTGCTTACAGGTTCAGCAAAGGAGCCTCGATACAGGGCTACTCAAACGTAAGCGTAACCACGGTTACGGCGGCCGCCGAGGGATCGGAGCGTGAGTCGAACGGTTCGATCAAGTTCAACGCGACTAGGTTCTTCACGACTCAGGAGCGCGCGGTCACGGCTCTCGACTACGCGAACTTGGCTAAAGCTAGGTTCCCACAACTTCAGTCCGTCATAGCGTACGGTGGCGAGGAGATGACTCCTCCGCAGTACGGCAAAGTCGCGGTCTCCGTCAAACCGTTCGGTAGCACGGGTCTCATATCACAGAGCCTCAAGACCAGCATAATAAACTATCTCAACACGAAGAACATCACCACGCAAGCGGTCATCGTCGATCCTGAGTACTTCTACGTCAAGGTGGACACCAGCGTCAACTACAACACCTCGGCCACGAACAACAGCAGCGCGCAGATCGAGGCCCTCGTCAGGAGCGCGATCATAAGCTACGCGAACAACAACTTGATCGACTTCGGAGACGACCTTAGGTACTCCAAGCTCATCAAGGACATCGACGCTTCGGAGGCTTCGATCATATCGAACGAGACGCAGCTTAAGATCATCAAGCGCTGGAGTCCAACGGTCGGTGTGGCGAGCAGCTTAGACTTCACCTTTGACAATCAGCTCTACGCAGAAAGCTTTCTGTACGAGCTTCCACAGGGTCACGACCTCGTAGTCTACTCAGGAAGCTTCACTTACACCCACACCGACGGGGACGACTACGACGCGTTCATAGGAGACAACGGACTCGGCGTGCTCAACATCTACACGAATCAAAGCACCGCGACTGGATTGGTTAGAACCATCCTCTCAGGCACGGTCGGCACGGTCGACTACGACACCGGTGAGGTCGCTTTCACCGCGAACGTCAAAGCCTACACCGGAAACTACATATCGATCTACGGTAAGCTTAGAAACAAGGACATCTACGCGGTGCAGAACAAGTTCCTGCTTGTAGAGTCGTCCGACGTATCCGTAACCCTGATCCCATTCGTCGGTAACAACTGATGCTTCCCACCGTAGAGCAGATATCGAACCTAGTCGAGAATCAGTTCCCAAGCTTCTACCATGAAGAGGGACCGAAGTTCATCGAGTTCGTGAAGGCTTACTACGAGTGGCTTGAGACCTCAGGTAAGACGAACGATCAGGGCCGAAACCTGTTCAGCCTAAGGGACGTCGACACCACAACGACGCAGTTCTTAGATGAGTTTCGCAAGAAGTATCAGTACGTCTTGCCTAAGAACGTTCCCGGAAACACACGGTTTCTTCAGAAGCACATCCTCGACCTATACAGGGCCAAGGGATCGATCGACGGTCTCAAGCTATTCTTCCGCCTGCTCTACAACGAGGACATCGACGTATACATCCCGTCCTACGACATCCTTAAGCCGTCGGACGGTAAATGGATCGAGCGCAAGTATATCGAGGGATCGTACAGCGACTACAATCAGTTCTTTGAGAACAAGCTCATCACAGGCTCTCAGTCGGGAGCCACCGCCTACGTTGAGTCGTACGTAAAGAACTTCGTCAACGGCCGCATCATCTACCTGTTCTTCCTCAGCGACATTCAGGGAACGTTCCTCGTCGGCGAGAGGATAGCCTACGATGGTCTAGACTTCAACCTCGCTCCAAAGATCCAAGGTTCACCGACGTCTGTGACCGTCACCACGACGACTCAAGACAACGAGGTCGGCGACATTCTCCTGCCTTCGGCTGCTAACGGCAGCGGTACAGGACTCAAAGTTTTAACGTCCGCCGTCAGGATCGCGGGTTCGTCGAACGGTACGATCGACTTCAAGGTTGTCAATGGTGGTACAGGTTACACGACCTCGCCGACCATAACCGTAAGCACCGGTTCAAACACGGGCGGCACGGGAGCTACGTTCACCGGCGTCATCCTGACCAACACGGCGCCCTTCACCTACTCGCTCAGCTACATCAACAACCTGATCGGCAGGACGGCGAACCAATCCTTCAACGCGAACACCTCTGTCGCGAACTCCACGGAATACATATCTTTCGCGAACAACACATACGCGAACGGCGACTACGTTCAATACACGACCTCCGCCGGAAACACCGCTCTATCCGGATTGTCCAACGGAAGCTACTACTTCGTACGCGGCGCTAACTCCACCGCCCTTCAGCTCGCGTCCGGCAACACGATCACGTACAACACGAGTCCGATCGACGTCACCGCAGGCGCGAGCGAGACCGGTCACTTCTTGTCTCTGGTCCCGATCACGAACCTTGCGATCAACGCGGTCACCTACGGTTCGACCCTGAACAACGCCTCCCTAAGCACAGTTCTCAACCTAGCCCTCACCAGCCAGACGATAACCGTCGGCACTATATCGCAGCTCACGGGAATCAACATCGGTTCAGGCTACGACGGCTACGTCAACATACAGATCACCGAACCTAAGCTCGTCGGCTACGGGATTCCCGATGGATCGGGCGGTGTCACCGGCAACAACGCAGTGGTGACCGGCAACGTCGTGTTGGGTACGGGTCTCGTTCAAAGCGCGGTCGTTAAGAACTCCGGCTACGGCTACCACACTCAAGCGGAGCCTGTGCAGTTCTACAACTCGACACAATCCAACACATCGCAGACCACGGATACGACTTTGAACCTCGGCGCGGTCGGCATCAGCGAGGGTTTCTGGCAGGGAACGCAGAGCTTTCTCGACAGCAATAAATACATTCAAGATAGTCACTTCTATCAAGAATACTCCTATGAGATTAAGTTCTCAAAATCGATCCATAAATACATCGATATATTGAAGGAATTAGTACACCCGACCGGGAACAAAGTATTCGGTAAGACTCTCGTATCCGCGGAGAACAACGATGAAGCCGTCGACATCGACAACACCTCTACTTTGTTTAGAATCCTCGGCGCGGCTCTGTCTCCAACCACGAACACGTCGGTCGATGTGTTCACCCTCAACGTTTCAAGGCTAGTGTAATATGCCATCGAGTTATACATTTACCGCCGGTCAGATCCTCACCGCTTCGGACTTAAACAATAAGTTCTCGCAGACGGCGATCGACGCAGCCAACGTATCCACGGCGAACGCCGGCACCTTGGCCGAACCTAGGCTTCCATATCGCATGAACCAGAACGTGCGGACGACCGACAGCGTTCAGTTCGTCGACGGCGTCTTCACGGGCAACCTAACTATATCGGGCACCACCACCTACGTCAACACCAGCGTCCTTGACATCAAGGATAAGAACATCGTCTTGGCGAAGGGATCGGCTAACGGGTCACAGGCAAACACGGGCGGCTTCACGATCGAGGGCGCTAACGTCGTGTTCCAGTACGACAACTCGTCGAACAACATAACGCTGACCCACCTTCTCAGCATCGGCAACTCAACCGTAAACGCGATCTTTGGCTTCGACGACACCTCACTTTCCGGCGGCCAGTTCATAGGCAACGTCAACAACTACTTCCAAGTCATCGCCACGAACTCAAACACCGGCGTCAACGCGTCCGGCGACTTCGTCGTGGCCGACGACCAAGGCGTTGGTAGCAACAGCTACGTTGACATGGGCATCAACAGCACGCAGTGGGCCAACAACCTTTGGACCATCAACGGCCCATCTGACTCATACCTCTACTCGCACGGCGGCGCGCTGGCGATAGGTACGGCTGAGAACTACCACACGAACTTCTTCGCGAATGGTACTCTCGCCAACAACGAGGCCATGAGGATCGACTCAGGCGCGAACGTCAACATCGGCAACACGAAAGCAGGCGCGACCTCACTGACGATCGGTAACACGACCGTCAACGTGGTGATCAACTCATCCTCTTTCAACATAAACACGGTCTTCACCGCGAACTCGACCGTAGTCAACGCGGCCTCCTATCGCGTCAACACTCAGTTCATAGCGAACACGACCGGCGTCTTCTCGACCGGAACCGTCAACGCTAACGCCTTCACGACGACGACCGTCACGATCAACACTTTGGCCATCTCGGTCGGCGCGAACGTCACGATCAACACCACCTCACAGGCGATCGGTAACTCGACGGTCTACGCGAACGTGATAGCGGGCGAGATAACACTGTCGTCGAACAGCACCAACTCAGCTCTCGTTAACTCAACGTTCTTCACCGGAACTTCAAACAACGCACTTTACCTCGCGAACACCGCCGCGGCTATCTACGTAAAGAACACCGACTCAAGGACTCTCTCCGGAAACTTAGCTTTCTCCGGTGCCAACGTCTACTACAGCGACGGTTTCTTCGTCGGAACTAAGCTCGTGGTCAACACCAGCACTTTCTTCGTCGGCAACTCGACTGTAAATACCGTGACCACTGAGGGTCAAATCTCGCTCTCAGGCCAGACGATCAACTCCACCGCATACACGGGTCTGTCCTACACCGCGAACAACTCCTCGTACCTTGACGGTGTCGCTGCATCCGGATACGTTAACACCACCGGTGCTTACACGATCTCAGGCGTTCACACCCACACCGCAAACATAGTGTTCAGCAATGGCAACGTGATCATAGCGAACGGTGGATTCGGCACCAACACACAGGTTCTCATCTCAAACGGAACCTCGATGTACTGGGGAACGTTCTCCGCGAACGACGCAGTCTCGTTAAACGGTGTCAACGCCACTTCATACGTGGTCAACACAGACTCAAGGACCCTGTCCGGCAACTTGGTGTTCTCAGGAGCGAACGTCACCGTGTCGGGCAACATGAGGTTCCAAGACGGTTCGCAGCTCATCGCCAACGGATCCTTCGGATCGGCCGATCAAGTCCTGATCTCAAACGGTTCAAGCATGTATTGGGGTTCGGGCGGTGTCAAGGTCTACTACGCTAACGGAACTCAGGCTTACCCATAATGTCCAACATAACGACTAAGTTCTTCAGTGAAAAGATCGGTGAATCGATCAAGCGTGAGATAGCGAACGGCGTGTACTACTTCGCCATAGGTAGGTCTTCCCCTTGGCCGGATGAAAACAACCCGACGACTGCTTACGACACGACCGACGCGATCACCGACTTCTCTAGGCACGTGGTCGCCGGAAAGAGGCTGAAGAGCGAAGACGT